TTGATATTGAACCATCCTCATTCATGATGCCCATTGCTACACCAAGTTTTTTCAACCCATCACTTACACCCGTAACGTATGTCTTTAATGATTGAAATGTTTCTGTAGCTGCTATTGATTCAAAGAGTGGTTTAATGTTTGCAGTATAAAATTTTCCTATTTCATCTGCTGCTTTACCAAACAATCCTTTTTCACCTTCTGCTCCAAAAAGGAACTTATAAAAATCATCTCCTAGTATAGCTTTTCCTAAACCTTGTATTGCAGGTAGCATATCTTTTTCCCACCAATTGGAAACAAAATTTGCTAATGGTTCAAAAGCTCCTTTTAGAAACTCAAATATTTTTTCTCTGAATAAAACACCTATTCCAAGTAAACCAAATATCTTTAAAAATTTTCCAAAGGAAAAGTCTTTGAAAATATCTAATATACCTTTTGAGGCTTCTTTAGATACTTCAGCAGTACCAGAAGCACCAGCAGCCATTGGCTTCTCAATAGCAGTTCGTTCCTTTATACCTTCTCTAGCTTCTTCTGCAGATGTCTCTCTAGTTTGTTCAATAAGAGCATTCTTTGTCAGAAAAGTATTTTTTCTGATGTCAATAAGAGTATTCCCAATATTGGCTAAAAGTGCCGTTGATACATCTGGAGTGGAATCAGATACGGGTAACATTTTACTTCTTACTCATGTATGCTGTCATACCCATATAAGCACCTACCACACCGGCCATGCCGATGTAGAAGAGGCCGAACAGATCGGCAAGAGCCTTAATACGAGAATCGGGGAAGATTGGTAAAAATACAAAGCAGGTAAAAACAAGCATAGCAATAAGACTAACCCAAGCCATTCTTCTTTGTGCATCGGCCTTCTCCTCTTGCATTTCCATTTCTTCAATCTTAGCTATAGCAGCCATCTCCTCATCTGTCACAACTCCATCCCCATCTAAATCATATTTATTGTACTCTGAATCTTTTTCTAGCTTCTTCTGCGCCATTATTGTTGCCCTTGTTCCTGATTAACTTTTTGTACATAGTCAAGGAGCATTTCAAAATAAATGTCACGTTCAAATGGGTATAAACTTTCTATCTCTGTTATACTGTATTTATGATGCTGAACCATGCTGAATATCTGTTGATAGTAGATAGCCAGTGTTGTATGGCTCAGCCCTAGGAGAAAAAATCGTTTATACCTTGTAATACCTTTTTCTTTGTTTTCTGTTTTCCATCCACTTTAATCTTATACTTCACTTCCATACTTACCTTTGGCATATCTTCAAAGTACTTTTGAATTTGTGCAAACGCATCTGCTGGAAAAGAATTAATGAACTCTTCTTGTTCTTCTTGAGTGAAGTCTTTCATATCTAGAGTTTCTTCATCATTGTATACTTTATCAATGCATCTTGATATCATTTCTAAAGATGTCTCTAATCCAGAATCAGCTTCCATACCCATAAGATCATCATAACTTGGATATCTCATTTCAATAGCAACAAGATCATTTAACTTAATTAATGATTCTTGCTCAGTCAAAGCACATTCAACACTATTTAAATCAACTTCAACTTCTTCATAATTTTCTGTTTCATCATCGTAAATATTAACTTTTGCAAGATCAGAAACACTATTTGCTCTTAGTTTTAAGAACAAATATTCTGTATCAAAGCTAGTCAATTTACTAACATCATAATCAACAACACAGTTGTTTAGTACTTGAGTAATAGCATCCACAAACACATTTGGTTGACCTGACTCTTGAGCCATCAGAAGTATTTTTTCTTCTTTCACAAGAAAAGGTCTGTACTTGATATTCTCTTGTGTCGACGGTACTGTTAGATCAAATGTAGGATGGTCAATCTTAGGTAGACCCATAATTTATCTCCATAGTTTAAAATAATTTTTGTCCACCAGCTATGTTTAATGCTTGTAATACTGCTGAAGCTGGTGTTGAACTTGCTAGTCTATTAATAACGCCTAATCCGTTTCTAATACTAGATAAAAAGCCTCCAGAAGTAGCTGTATTAACATCTGGGCCTTGAATTGTATCCATTGTATAATATCTGTATGTAAAATTAATAGCTACAGAAGCAAACGAGTCATTGTCTGCCCAAGCTAACTCTACATCTCCTATTTGCATTGGAAATGCTTCGTGGAGCGTATACTTTAAGAAGTTATTTTGTGTTTGATCATACAAAAGGATATCAATAGTTGATATATATTGATCTCTAAATCCAATGTTAAATAAAGGAACTCCTCTTGAGTTTGATAGACCATCTGTTCCTTTTGTTCCATTAGTAAAAAATAAATACTCAAACCACTCGTTAAAATATGTAAGCGGTTGACCATTGTTACCAACAAAGAACGTCAATGTAACATCTGGCATAACAGCACCGGTAATTCTTCTATCTTCTGTTCCATAACCAAGACGTCTGTGCTGTTGAACTGTTACCATCTTACCAGGTAAAGTAGCTGAACTAACAAGAAACTTTGAAGGCTCGTTGGTATTTTCTACTATACATAATGGATTTGTACATTGAACAAGAAATAGATTGGGTCTCATCAACCCATTGGTTTCAGATATCTGTGACTTTAATTTTTGAACATTGAATTGTGTTTGTGCACCACCACGGCCTCTACCTGTAATAGTATCAAAAGCATTTAGAGCAGTGTTTATACCACCTAGTCCGGTTCTAATATTGTTAACTAAATTGTTAAAAGCCATTTATATTTTACCTATTGTGTCACTAAACACTTTACCTTTTGAACTACCAGAAAATCTTTCCGTTGGTAGGAAAATAGCCAGATTCCATTCATCAGGATACACTTGCACAAATCTAGACTTTATATGGCTATTTAGATACCTTTTAATACATGGCTTATAGTATTTAAGTCTTGAAGCCATTGCAATTGCTTCTCCTACACTATTATCAGTCATACGATCAAATAATCTAGCTCTAAGTAAAGGAGGAAGATAGTGAAGATTCATACCATAGAAACCATCTGATGTTCCTCCAGTATAAAAGATAAGAGGAAACCTATCAAAGTACGGTAGCTTAGCTTTGGTCTTAGCATCATATATAAACATATTTAACGTACCAGGGTTTGGTCTAGCAGACAACCTGGTCTTATTATCTGGGTCAGGTCTCAATAATCTACCTGGAGATATTGATCTATCCAAATTAGTACGAAGCCAATCTCTAGCATCAGCTGCATTATTTCTAATCTCAGCTGGTGCTCTATTAAGAAGATCCGTAAAGATATAACTTGCCATTAGACACCTAATTCTTTCTCTGTCATTATCTTAAACTTCCAACCTCTATCCTTGCAATATTCGTTAGCAGCTTTCCACTTTGCTTCGTTAACTCCCCAAGTCTTAACCTCATTCAAGTACCTTCTACTTATTCTACCAGTCTTAGTTTTGTTTTTGTTTTTTATATCTGGTGGCCTTGTTTGTTTATAAGGTTTAACTTCAATAAGAACACATCCTCCAGTTTTTCTCTTGATCCAAAAGTCTGGAAAGTATCTATGTACTCTACCATCAATTGGACTCTTATAAGGTATACAAAACTCTTCACTTGCCCACTGAATGATGTCCTTATGTTCATCTAAATAGACCATAAGCTTGAGCTCCCACGAACTTCTATAAATAATATTAGTGGGATCCCCGTTATATTTATTCGGGTGTTTTGGTCTGTATTTACCTTTGTAACTCATGAGGATATTTATAAAGATATGACTGCATTCAGAAGAAACGCAATAAGAGGCGCTGTAACAGCTCAAAACATCAGTGATGCAAAAGCAGCTGAAGGTCGTGCTGGAAATTATTTTGTATACCCACAAGATTTATCTGCCGATTATTGTTTTTCTATAAAAACCCAAAAGTATAAATTTGGTGTAAAGAAAAATAAAGAAACACAAGTAGCAACACATTACTTTTTACCTATACCTTCTGCTCTTACTGATAACTTTGGTATTAATTACACTACCCCTGAGTTAGGTGCTATTGGTGGTGCATTAGCAGATCTTGGAGCGAAGGTTGGTGAAAATTTAGCTACAGCAAAATCTGCAAGAGAACTTGGAAATATTGCCACACAAAGTATTGCTGGATTAGCTACTAGTGCTATGGAAGCAACAAAAAATATGGATGGGGCTTCTGCAATGGCTGCAGTTAATGCTGCTGTAGGTAATAAAAGTCCTTTAGGATCTGCTTTAAGTGGATTTTTAGGAGAGGTACCAAACCCAAACGTAACAGCTTTCTTTAAAGGTGTTGAATTAAAAAATCATACGTTTACTTGGGAAATGTATCCTCAATCTGAATCTGAGTCAAATATATTACATAGATTAATCAATGAACTAAGAAGAGATTCATTACCAGAACGTGCTGAAAAAAGTGTTACAGTTACAGGTGGCGGTGGTGGTGAATTTGATATAGGAGCTACCAAAACAACTGTAACACCTTTCTTAAAGTATCCATTGGAAGCTCATTGTGCTATTACAACAAAAGGTGGACAGAATACAATAATTTTTAAACCAGCATTTATTACAACAATTAGTGTTAACTATGCACCTGGTGGTCCAGCTTTTTTAGAGAATGGACAGCCGGCCGGTGTATCTCTTACGTTAGGATTCAAAGAGCAAGACATTTGGACTAAAGGTGATTATCATTCTGCTGGCCATTTGTCAGCTAGTAATGAAGTAAAAAATGTTCCTGGCATTGGAGGATTATTCTAGTGCTTACCACATTCTTTCCACAAACAACATTTAAAGGTAGATCAATTGTTGATATTACTAAGAATGTAAGACTTGGTGAAATAATTGGTAACCAAGTATTTACTTTACAAAATTTTACTGTTAAGTTTGACCAAAGACCAGAAGATGTAGCGTTTACCTATTATGATGATGTTAAATTAAGTTGGTTAGTTTTATTACCAAATGTTTTTCTAGATCCTTATTATGAGTGGCCTTTGTCACAAAGAAACTTTGAATCATGGTTAAAAAAGAAGTATGGCAGTTTAGCTGCAGCACAAGCAGAAATATTATTTTATGAACACTCATCTAAGAACATAACAATATCAAAAGATACATTTGATCATAATGCTTCTTTATCTTATATTACTGGTGGTGATTATAGTTCTGTAGATGCATACACATACTATGAGAGAGTCAATGATAATAAGAGACACATTAAACTTGTAGACAAAGGTTTTGTTCCATCAATAATATCACAGCTGAAAGACTTGTTTCCGGATAGTTAAATATGGTTGATATACCCAGTGTACCAAATATTTTACAGCTTACAATTGTTGCTGTCGATGCTACAGGTAGAGTTCTTGAGCAAGATGATCTAACAGATCAATATATTAACTGTGTGTTGAAACAAAATTTGTTCTCACCTGAAATTGATTTATTGATTACTCTTAGTGAATCTAAAGGTTCGTTAACCAGATTCAATAAGGTTGGATACCAAGGTCAAGAGTTAGTATTTTTAAAGTTTACAAATAGTTTGGATGAAGCACAAGATAATCTTATCAGTATGCAATTTTGGGTTGAAAGAGTATCTGGTGTAGAAATTGATCAATCAAAACAATCTTCAGCCTTTAACCTTCATTGCGTATCTAAAGAAGGATTAATTAATGGTATACAAGGTGTAAACCAATCATTCAATAGTACTTACACAGATGCAATACGTAAAATTTTTAGAAACTATATCTTTGAACCATCAAAGAGTTACTATCGAAAATTACAAAATAACAATCAATGGACCTTACCATTATTAAAAGAAATACCAGAATCACCAAGTGACATAACTAATAAATTTATTGTTCCAGGTTTAAATCCATTTAAAGCTATTCAATTTTGTGCAAGAAGAAATTATGAGTTGTATGGAGAAGAAAAATACAAAGGTGCATCTTGGACTTTTTTTGCTGACTGGAACCACAGATATCGTTTTGAAAATCTTGAACATTTGATAAAAAAAGGTAAAGAAGATGCTATTGAGCTCTACATGTCAGCGTTACCAGATTTCAACAATGTTAATCCAGAAAATAAAATAAAAGAGTTTAACAAGTTACAACCCTTAGATAACAGATACAATACATTTGAGGGAGTATATCATAATAAAGTTACGGCTATTGATTATTATGGAAAACGATGGAAAAATACAAACTTTAATATTATTGGTAATGAAAATGAGTTTCAACAGCTGGGTAAAAGAGTTGCATTAGATAAAGATTGGTTAGATACATTTGTTAAAGATAGTCAACACTCACAACTTTTTTTTAAAGATACAACAAAGTTTAATGCCCCTGCATCACAAAATTATGAAAACATTTTAACTAAAAGAAGGTACTTCTATTCAAATTTGTACAATACAAGATGTGAAGTTATTTTAGAAGGTAGAAATGATATATCTGTTGGCCAAGTAGTTAATATCGATATGCCTGAAGCATCTGCAGCTGAAGATGAACCAACAAGAGCAGAAACTAAATTTAGTGGATATTGGTTAGTTGATAATGTAACACACTCTTGGAGCCAAACCGAACACAATACCAAACTATCATTACTAAAAGATACACCAACGAACGTAGGATAGAACATGACAACACTTAATGAATCAACAGATACATTACAATCACTTCAACACTTTGTTGGTGTTATTGAAGATCGTAATGATCCTTTGAGTCTTGGCAGATGTCGTGTCAGAGCTTTTGGCATTCACACAGAAGACAAGGCTATGATTCCTACTGAAGACTTACCATGGGCAACTCCAGTTATGCCATTCAATAGCGCTTCTATTAGTGGTATTGGTATAAGTCCAACTGGACCTGTTGAAGGTACATGGGTTGTTGGAATGTTTCTAGATGGTTTACAAATGCAACAACCTATTATTCTCGGAACATTAGTTGGTCAACCAATGGAGAAGTTATCTAGTGGAGTTGGCTTTTCTGATCCTTCTGGTAGATATCCTAAAGAGAAATATCTTAAACAAAGTGATGTAAACAAACTTGCAAGAGGTGAAGCAGCTTGGGGTGAAGAATCATTGGCTCAAAAACAAGTAGGAAGATCGACTGAAATACCAACAGCTGTACCTCCAATTGTTGAAGAAGTCAGACCTCTTGATGGGCCAGTTGCTCTTGATGAAGCAGGAGGACCTATTGGACATTCTAAGGATAATGTTGCTGCAGTACCTCCTGGATCATTTTATTTTAGAAACAGGTGGGATGAACCTAACCCTAGAGTTGGAGGACAAGGAGGTAGTACAAGTTTCATTGACGATGAAGCCAAAGGACAGCCTTGGGAAGGTAGATCTGGAACACCTCCAAACAAGTCTGCATATCCTCTTAACCATACCTACACTACTGAGTCTGGTCATGTTATGGAATACGATGACACAGAAGGTGCAGAGAGAATCCATCAGTACCATATGAAAGGTACTTTCTATGAGATACAACCTGATGGATCAAGAGTTACAAAAGTAGTTGGGGATGATTATGAGATCTTTATGAAAGGTAAGAATGTTGTCGTTGAAGGCAATATGAACCTTACTGTAAAAGGAGATGTTAGATTATTTGTAGAAAAGAATTTATATCAAGAAGTAAAAGGTGATTATCATTTACGTGTAGATGGTGATATGGTCACTAAGATTACTGGTAATGAACAAAAGGTTATACTTACTAACAAAGCTACACAGATTAATGGTAACAGAAGTACGAGAATAACTGGCAATGATAAACACGAGACAGTTGGTGATACAGCAAATTTATACAAAGGTACATCTAATACAATCCATCAAAACAATGTTGATTTGAACATTACTGGATTTGAAAGAAGAAAAATATCTAAGTCGTTTACTTGTTCTACTGCTGGTAATACTAACTTTGTTGTTGGTAGTAACTATAATGTTAAAGCGGTAAGTAATGTTAATATTCATACAGAATCAATGTTAAATATGGATTCTAATCTTGATACAACAATAGATACACCAACAAAATTCTTAGTTGGAACTAATATTAAACCTGCCAATACAGTTATTGAATCAACTAGGATAGACTTAAACCCATGATTGATCCAACAGAATTTGCAAATAAGTTAGCTAATAGTGGTGTAGATAATCTACTCCAAGACATTGCTAATAAAACAAAAGAAAAAATGGCTGCAGTTGAAGCACTTGATATAGCTGCTGGTGCACCTTCTGATCTCTTTGCAGTAACTGATGATGCATTCAACACTATCAAAGGAGCTGGTGAAGGATTACTTGCACAAGCTGAAGCCTTAAAACCTAACCTTCCAAGTTTACAAAGTATGATGGGTGATGTACTTGGTGATGCAAAAGGTTTAGCTGGAGATGCAGCTTCTCAGCTTGGATCTCTTATAGACGCAGCTGGTGGTGCTGCTGCAGGAATACCAAGTTTGGATTCTCTTAGCGGTGCAGCATTAGGTTCCTTACAAACTCCTAATTTGAGTGGTATAGGAGCATTACAAGGTGCAATAGATGGAGCTGCGAGTAATGTACTAGGTACAATTCAAAATGCAGCTGGAGGTTTACAATCTGCTCTTACTACTTCTTCAGTTGCTGGTGCTGCTGCTGGAGGATTTGATCCAGGAAAGATGATACCAAACATTCAATTTAAAACTCAAGCTGTTTTTGATGCAGCTGGTATACAAATTGGTGAAGAGATAATTCCAATAAAATTAGGATCTCCTGCAACCGTACCTGTTCAAGATTCAAAAAACGAAGCTCCACCGCAACCAATATCTTTACAACAAGTAACTAAGACACTAACGGCTGTTGTAGATACAGGTTTAAGAGTAGCTACTAAGATGACTACTATAAATACTTTTGATGGACCTGTAACTACTGATATTGTATTTGATAAAGGTACAGGTGAGAATATTGTTTATGAAACACAAATTGATGAGGATGGTGCAAAAGTAATGGTACCATCTGGCTTTGCATCACAAGCTGACTTTGAAGCTGCATATTCACAAGCTCGTCAATCGGCCACATCTGCAATGCAAGCTACAACTGGTATATTGAAACAAGCAGTTCCAGAAGTTAACAAAGCGTTCCAAGGTGCAGCAAAAACTTTAAGTGGTATTGCTTCATCGGCTGCTAAATCTGCTGCAGCTCCTGGTAAAGCTATTAGCAGACAGATAGATCCTATAACTGGTGTACCTGTTGATAGTGCAAATGCTTTGAATGTTGTAAATAATTTGGCAAAGGAATTAGAAAAAGCTGGACCAAAACTAAAAGATGAGATTCAAGGACAATTTGAGTTCTTAGATCAGTTAGGTAAAAAATTAAGTAGAGTTCCAACAAATCAAGCAGATATGGATGAGGTTTTATAAATGTCTAAGGTAGGACAAACAACAGAAGTAACAACTAAAACAAACTTTTTTTCAGATTTGTTTAATGACTTTTCTCGTCATGCACAAACTGGTGAGTTGAATAAAAAGACAAATGAGAATGCTGTTAAGCAATCTGTTAGGAATCTTTTACTTACTAACAAAGGTGAGCGTCTTTTTCAACCTACAGTAGGTTCTAATCTTAAAGCTCTGTTGTTTGAAAATGCATCACCTTTTATTAATCAAATGTTGCATGACTATATTTTAGAAACAATAGATAACCATGAACCAAGAGCTGAGTTTTTATATGCAGATTTAAGTTTTGATCACGACCGTAATTCAGCAAACATTGACGTTACATTTATGATCATAAATACCGGTGTGCAAGCTACATTACCACTGTTTATAGAGAGGACTAGATAATGGCTGCCAATACAGAATTTTCGGTTGCCAACTTAGAGTTTGATACAATCAAGTCAAATTTGCAAACCTTTATGGAAGGGCAAGCAATTTTTGCTGATTATAACTTTACAGGCTCTGCTTTGAGCACACTGTTGGATGTTCTTGCATACAATACATATTATAATAACGTATACTTAAATCATGTTGCAACAGAAATGTTTTTGGATAGTGCACAACTAAGAGATAGTGTATATTCAATTGCAAAGACGCTCAACTACTTACCAAGATCATATAGATCGTCTGTAGCATATATCAACGTAGACGTCAACCCTACTTCTAATCCTCATAGTATTACTATTCCAAGACTAACAGCCTTCACATCTACAGTTGGTGATAACACATATACGTTTTCAACTAATACTGATATAACAGTGTTTGCAAACAATAGTTACTTAGCATCTAATGTTGCAATATATGAAGGCGAAATTATACAAGAAGCATTCCTAGTTTCAAATACTTCACCTAACACCCAGCAATTTATAATTAATAACTTTGATGTTGATGTAACTAGTTTAACGTGTAAAGTACGTACTTCAAACACGGATAGTACAAACAGTGAGTATACTAGGGCTAACAGTCTATTTGGTTTAACAGCAACAAGTAATGTATTCTTTGTTGAACCTTCAACTAATGGTACGTATAAGGTAGTGTTTGGAAATGGAACATTTGGAAGAAACTTAGCTAACAACAATCTTGTCGAATTAACATATAGAGTATCTTCTGGTACTGATCCAAACGGAGCCAATAGTTTTTCTGCCTCATCTGTAGCTGGAGAACCAGCAACTATATCATTAGTTTCAAGAGCTACTAATGGTGATGAATTCCAAGAGTTAGATGACATTAAGTTTGCAGCTCCAAGAGCATTGGCTGTTCAAGAAA